CCCGCCCGTTCCAGACGATATGTAAGTGTTTCCAAGGTCGAATACATCGCCGAGGATTACCAACGCCGCATCGGCTTTCAAGCCAATGCCGTCTGCTGCGTTCGTAATGTCTCCGAATTGAATCTGTGTTTCGTCAATTTCCAAATTATTGCCGGTTAGGCTGTTGTATTGAATCGAACCGGCGCTGCTGGCCGCATCAAAAAGTAACGTGTCTGAAAGCGTCACCGTTCGGTTTGTGCTGATGCTGCCGTTGGAATTATATATGTTAACCGATGAAATGGCGGTAGTGTCTGCCCAAACAAGATATCCACCTGAATTTCGAAGCACTTGCCCCGGTGAACCAAAAGAGCCAAAAGTTTCAATTTTTACGCCCGTTGTGTCAACAAACACGGAGTTGGTTTCATACAATGCGCCTGTCCAACTAACTTGCATTTGTGCGCTTGGCGCATTTCCTGAATATGAAGGCGTGGCTTCAACAATTGATGCTCCCGGCTCTCCTGAATTTGATGCTTGCATTCTAACCCGCTCCCCGTCTGCATACACCCTTTTAAAGCCCACAGCAACGGAACTATCCAATGAAAACCCAACAGAATAAGGGGACATAAAAAAAGCCCCTTCCATTTCGCTGCCATCGTTTGAAATCATGTTTACCCCGTCTTGGGCTTCAACCGTTACATTATTTGGGTAAACCTGAATAGTGGCGTTTGTGCTGTTTATGTCCACCTGCCTCGATGTGGTAGGCGGGTTGTCGGTTACTCGTATGGCCGGATCAAACACGCCAGACGGGTAGGCAATTTGAAAAAATCCACCAAAATAAACCTCTGCGCTGGTAGAATCTGGAATCAATCCTGAACCGCCATATATGCCGCCACGACCTGCCAGCGGGAACGAATCCACGCTTTGGCTGCGCACGGTGCCCATGTCGTCGGTGTAAAGAAAGTTGGCCACCGCCTGGGTATCCCTCCGCGTGTTCGGGTACTGGTTCATGGCGATCGTGCTGTCCACCGTCAGCACTTGAAAATGCGTCACGTCGGCCACGGCCATTTCAGGCGTGCCGCTGGCGGTTGAAACCGTAAATCCGCCATCCTGCGGAACGTACACAGATAGTTCGCCGCCGTTGCCGTGCACCATTGTCCACGTCTCATTTGATAGGTCGTAAAAAGCAAGTTTCACAATTCTGTCGCCCTGGATGACTTGCAGGGCACCGTTCACATTGGAACTGTCGTTAACCAAAAATGTGGCTCCCGGCCAAACATACCTCGCACCCACGGCGGCATATTTCTGGTGGTATATGCTGTCGTTGATGCTCTCCGGGCACGATGCGTCGGCTATCTGTAGCCAATCCTGATCGCAGGTGCCGCCGCCATGCATCTGCACCGCTTCGCCTTTCCAGTCTATGTACCACAACGCACCTGTGGTGTCGGTCACGAACTCCGAAAGATTGGCCGTGTTGCCCGTCTGTGCGGGTATGTAGTTGATGGTGTCAAGGTTGATCTGTACCTGACGGACGTAGCGCTGGTTTCCGCAGGTATCGGTGAGCGGCACCTGTCCGGCCCGAGTGCTCCCCAGCACGTTGGCGCGTTGCAGGTTGATGAGCACCGTACGTTGAGCGGGGCCGGGGCATTGTGCCCCGACCACCTGAACAAAAACCGCTTGGGAAAGCGTGAGCAGTACGGCCACAACGAGGCGTGTTTTGCTAAACCACTTCATAGGGATATGTTACCGAAAAAACCCATTCACCGTTCGAAGTATCGGTGGACGGATCGCCGGAAAAATTGATGATGATTGAATTTGTGCCGGAATCGTAGGAATAGTCATCGGTGTCGAGGATCATTCCCTTGCTCCATACCATGATGGCGTTTTCGTCCAATGGGGTTTCGGTCAGCACGATGGCATAGCCCGCCGAAAATGGGTCGGTTTCCACCACCCGGTCGCGCTCCCATTCCAGCGTTTGGCCTCCGCTTCCGCCGGTGGTCGGGTTCCATGCCTGAATAAGTGCCATTTTTTCAACAATTTAGGGTGCTGTTGTCGTTGCCCTGCCGTAGGGTGAGTATTTCGAGGCGGTTGGTGCCGGCCCCCACAAACTGCACGCTCAAGTCGAGCACGTCGAGGCTGCCCAAATCCTCGGTGACGTTCAGGGCCAGCGTGCCGCCATTGGCCAGAATAGTCCACATGCCGTTAAAAATATGGCAGTTTGTGGTGCCCGTGTTCTGGAAAATGATCGCCGCCACGCCCACCACGTCCACCATGTAGCCGTCGGCGGTCATGGGTGGCAGGGTGGTGGGCCGCAGTTTGAGTTTGAGCATGTTACCCATTTAGCAGTTGTTTTGCCACCTCTGGGTTGGACTGCACCAGGGCGTTTATTTTTTTGGAAAGTGTCAGCGGGTCGGTGTGGAGCATGTTTGCCGCCGCGTTGATGTTTTCGGCAAACACCGTTTGCGGGTCGTCGCTGTCGTCTTCGTCGTGTTCGCCGTGATAGGCCACCGATGGCGTTCCGGCCATAGCGGCCTGAACCGCCGGAGCTGCCCCCGGGTTGAACTTCGTCACCAGCCCGGCCACAAGGGCTTGCAGCGCCTTGTCTATTCCGGGTATTCCGCTGATCGTCTCCACAGCGCGTTCCCATCCGTTGTTCGGCTGTGAAAGCGCGTCCTTCAAGTCCTGCACTTCCTTTTTCAACATGGCCATTTCCACTTCCTTATTGACATACTCCTGGATGCTGCCAACGCCGGGCGGTAGCCCGGATATGGCAGCGCCAGAAGCCGAAGTGGGAGCCATGACCGAATTGGCAGCCGAAGATTTTTCGAAAATTTGTACATATACGTTTCCCGTCGGGTTGTTCGGCTTCCCCTTGGGGAAAACTTGAATGCGGAACGTTGAACCGTCCGGGTTGTTCAATTGCCGAATGGTTTCCGCGAGGTACGAAAACGATCCGTCTTTGTCGTTGATCGTGGTATTGAATGACACACGCTTTTCGGTTTCCCCGAATCGCGTGCCGTACAGGTTCCAATGCGCCGCCACTTCGTCGTCGTTGCGCTGTTGCCCGTAAAACCATTTTTGCAAACTTTCGAAACTGGTTATGGTCATGGCCGTGGTGTGGTGGTAACGTTTACAAATTATTCGGCGTGATGCCGCAGGCATCACAAGCCAGCCCCCAGTTGAGCACAAAGACGTGGGCGGCATTGTAGCCGGCTGCGCTTGTGTTCACTTTGAGAAAGCTCTGCGTTGGGTCAATCTGTTGCCAGCTCACCCGCATGGGTTCCTGATCTTCGGTGGTGCGCACGATCTGCGAAAGGGGCAGGATTGCAAGGCGTGTGCCGTTCTGGTTGTACACATACAGGTACGACGAGTTCAGCACCGACCACGATGCCAGCGTTTTGCCGTTCGGCGAAAGGTAGGTGCGCGATCCGGTCGGATCGGACGGCTGCACCTGTATGCTCGTCACCAAGTTGGTGCGAATGCGCGTATCATCGGGCAGGGCGTTTTGGGCCGCAGCGGTGGTAATTTCCTGCAGCTCAAAACATCTGTGGACACAATTGCACATAATGTTGTGGTGTGTTTGTGTTTGAAAAAATACGGGCGGCAGCGCATGGCCGCCGCCCGTGTGGATATTTCAAAAAATGCCTCCTCCGAAGTGACTACACCCGGCAGCTTCCGTTGGTGAATCCGCCATTGGCCGCGTTGCGGATGCGGAAGCCGATAAGGCGAACGCCGAGGATGTTGCGCGTGGTGGCGTTGGTGTTGCCGTCAATGTTGGTCAAGGTGCCACCAGCCGGGAGGTTCACCGTAATCACGTTCTGATTTTCACCGTCCATGATTACGATTGCATTCAGGTCGAGAATGCCCTGCTTGCCGTTGGTGCCGCCGTACTGGATGGTTTGCACCTGCGCATTGATGTACTGATCGGCGTACACCATGCGGTCGGCGGGGATATTCCATTGCTGGTCAGAGTTGACCGCGAGGGCCACCTGCCCGTTGACGATGTTCAAGAGGCCGGCCTGCTCGTTCGAGCCGGAAAACACCGCCGCGTACGGGTAGGTGTAGGCCGGGTAGTTGCCGTAGGCCGACAATGCGCCGGTGGCGCTGGCGTACGTCGCCCGGGTGAAGATGAGGCCCACACCGGTCACGGCGAACAGGTCGGATTTGTCCATGAGGCTGGACGTGGGCAAGTTGGTGTCAATGCCGCGCACCGGGTTGAAGTTGTACGAGCTCTGCGAGGGGCTTAGCGGCGTAATCAGCCGAAGCTCGTCGTCGTAGAACTTGTAGGAGTTTTTGAAGGTGTTGAAGTCAATGCCCAGCATGCTGGCCACCGCTTCGCCAACGCGCAGGTAGTCCGCGCGGCCTTGGGTTGCAGGAAGGATTTGTGCAGCCATTATTTTGCGATGTGCTTTTGTGTGAAAAAAAAAAGTTGTTCATAGGGTTAATAACCCATAGTTTCCCCGGTGTTGACGGCATCCGGTTCCGGTACGCCCGCGATGTAGCGGGCCGGCATGCCGGGCGGCAACAGGCCGAGGCCCGACTGCTCGAGCACGGGCATGACAAATCCGGCGGCGCCGTTGAGCGCTACGCCCTTGGCAAGACCTCCCATGAATCCGCGACTGCCCGCGAAGAAAAGCCCGGCGGCCATTTTCACCAGGTTGCCCGTGGTGGGGTTGGCCGAAAGGAACGTGAGTTGTTTGGTGAGGATTTGGCCGGCTGCGTAGCCCGCCACGATGGGCAGCAATTCGCCGGCGGTACTGCCGATGCTGCCAAAACCGCTGATGCGTTTTTTTGCCATTTTTCCAGAAATTTTGCATCCACACATGATGGACAAATTTTTGTGTTTGTGTAAGAAAAGTGTTTGGTCATGCGCGTTTGGCGCGGCGCGTCAGCGCTTTGCTTTTGCCGCCGGTGTACACGCAATAGGTCTTGCCGTTTTTCAGCACTCGTGCCCGGTTGCCCTTCGTGCGCACGTTTTCCGCACGCTTTTTGGCCTCCGTCTTGGAAGAGTGGCAGGAGGATTTGCTGAAGTTTTGGCCGGCGATTTTTACATTTTTCGCGGCCTCGCCAACCCGGGTTTTCCGCTTACGCTTGGTAGCGCCCGTGCTGCTTTTACGGCGTGCAGTTTTTTTCTTTGCGATTGCCATAGTGTTTGTTTGTGTTTGTGTTTGAGTGAACCGGGCGCTACCCGGCAGTTTGTTTTTATTTTGAAAGCAATAGGGCCGCACCGCCCAGCAGCAGCAGGGTACCGGTGCTAAATCCGCCGCTACCTGCGTCAGGATTGCCGAGCCAGTCGCCTTGCGATGCGCTGAAAGCCTCCGTGCCGAATCCTTGGGCTTGCACCATTGCATAGTCTTTTTGTTCACGGATTGATTTCAGGAATCCAAATGCGGCCTCGAGAGCGGCGGCCACGCCGAGTATCACGCCGGCGGTGATGGGGTCAATGGAAATTTTTCCGTTTAGGGCCGCTCCGCTTTTCATCTTTTGCCACTTGTCCGTCGGCTGGGTAGCGCCCCAGGCATTGAATGCGGCCACCGCTTGCTGCGGGTCGGGGGCCAAGTAGATACTACTTGTCACGCTCGAAAGGGGGCCTATTTTGTTTTCGGTGTTGCGCTGAATGATGCCATTTTCTACCCAGAGGTACATCAGGCTTTTGTCAATCTCGCCTACCAAGGCCATGCCCTCCACGCCTGTGCCGTGCAGTATGCGTTTGGTGCGCACGTCGCCCGGTATCTGGTAATCCTTCGGCAGCGATTTGTACAGCAGGTGGTGCCCGCTGCGCTCTACGCCGCTGTTCAGGATTTTTTCGATTTCAAATTGCCGGTAGCAGGTGGCCGTCACGCTGACCAACAATGGTTTTACGGTTTTTTCCCAAACTGAATACTCGTTTGGACTGGGAAATTTGTTGGGCGGTGTCAGTCTTGATTTTGGCAGGCCGTATTGGGCCATTTTGGTTTCGATACATTGTTGGCGGCGTTGGGTGGCGGGGATGATTTCACCAACTTTTGCCGATGTGCGGCCAAAGAACCCGGCGCGGCTGGCCGGCTTGTTGTTGTGGGTTGCCTGGGTAAGTATCTTGGCAAGCGGCTGCAATTCATCCGGCACCACACCGACGTAGTTTACACCAGCGGGGCCTTCGTTCAGGGCGCGGTCAATCATTCGAACGGCCTCCGAGTAAATGCCCATTTCCGGCGCAAACTGCCGGAATATCTGGGCGCGTTGGCGCAGCAGGGAAAGTTCGAGTTCGCCCGCCGTCATGGACAGATAAGGAAAAAATTCCTTTGCAGTCGCCACGTTGGCGCTGCGGTCGGCAAACTCGTTGAACGGAATCCCGTGTATGGTGCTGATGCGTGTCATTTAAGTATCAAGTAGGCCAGCCATGCGCCAAGGACAAACCGGAGCACCGGCCACCGGCGCGGCTGTCCGGGTTGTTGGTTTGGATTGGTTGGCAGGGCTTGTATGCCCGATTTTTCGGGCCGTATGTCTTTTTTCCTGCGGTACGGCACTTCCTCGTCGAATGCGGTGTGTACTGCGTCCAGTATCACGTCTTGCCCGTCGGGCGTGGTGGCCACCACATACACATGGGAAAAATCGCCCGGCTCGTAGGCCGTGAACCGGTAGCGGTACCGGTACCCAAGTGCGTGCAGGATGGCCCCTTCGGCTATGCTGAAACTCTTGCAGTCGCCTACACCTGCCGAAAACAGGGCACCGGGGCTTTTTACCCGCTCATGCCCAGGCCGGTCGGCACGGTATCGCAGGTTGTTCCGCACGAATCCCCACACGTTGCGCATCGTGTCGTAGTCCGTGGCGCCGCGAAGGCATTCCACGCGGTCGGTCACGATCCACTCGGAGCTGTGCGAGTCCATGTACAGTATTGCCTCAATGATGTCGTCGGTACCGCCGTTGCGGTGCCGAAGTAGTTCGGTTTGGGGGCTTGGTTTTATGATGTGCGCCGGTGTACACGTTGCAGCCTGGCGCGCGGCGGCGTTCAGGCGGCGACGTGTCATGTGGTCAGTTGTTCGTCAATGTCGAGGGCCAGCCCGGCAGCGTACAGCGTGCCGCGCATGCGCAGGCCGGACATATATTTTTGCAAACTGTTGGAATCGGTGGGCGTGTTGGCCGGTATGCCCGGAATGGACACGCCGAGGTATTTCTGTGCAAGGGAGTTGAGCAGGGAAAGTAGCGGGGTACTGGTCAGCACGCTGGCCACGGATACGAATGTGGAAAACTCTGGTTCCGATACGGCGCGAGGCTGTACAATGGTAGGTGCCGTGAGCGTGGTAGTACCGATCTGGGAGCCGTTGTAGAGCAGCACGCCCAAAAAGCCCTGAATGGGCACGGCGATGTTTGACCGGTTGATGATGGGAAGGCGCAAATTGATGCGAACGCCGCCGCCCTCAAGGCGTAGGCTACTGATGGCGGGCGTGCCGACGTCAACCCGGCCACTTTGGCGCATAAGCCACCAGAGGAGACCACCGACCAAAATAAATGCACCAACGTTCACTTTCATAGTGCGAACATGATACAGTTTTGGTGCCGGGAAAAGCGTCGCTACAGGTGGCTACATTTTTCGACGAATAGCGACGGGTGACAATAAAAAAGCCCGGCGCTGTGGTAGCACCGGGCTTGTAATTGTATAACTGTCGCCACCCGAAAATGCTCCTAATGTCGCGCTTCGTGGGGCTTGGAGTTAATCCGCAATTAAAGGCGCAACAGCCGAGCGGATTTTTAAGGCTGATAAAATGACAATCCCCCGCCCGGTGATCCGGTCGGGGTTTTTTCATTTAACAAAATCCAGCCGCAAACCGTGCCCGGATCCCGATTGCAGGCCGGTTAGTACCTCGTCAATCCAAACCGGGTTGAGCCTCATGTAGAGCTGTGCCACTACAAAGTAGTCGCCGAAAGAATCCGCAACCCAGTCTATCCAATGCTTCGAATGGAAACAGAACCCTATTCCGGTAATGTTCCCGGGGCTTGGCGGGTTGCCCAGAGCAAGGCCAGGGACAAGTCCGTGCGGAAACTGGACCTGCCACAGCAGCAGGTCGTCGTCGCTGCGGATGTTGTCCTGAATTTTCTGGATGGCGTGCATGTCGGTAAAATGGTCGTCGTCGTCCAGGAACATAACCCACGGCGATTTTTTCGGGATGTACCGCCGCATGGTGTTCAGGTACAGGTTGGAGCCTCGGCCATGCTGGGCAGGGATGTGCAACAGGTGATCGCCCTTGCCAAGGGCATAGGTATCGTCTGGGTCGTCGCTGCTTATGATGTGGTAAGGCTTCACCGTTTGCGCCTGCACGCTGCGCAGGCATTCGGCAAAGTAGATCGGGCGCCGGGAAGTTCGGGTTAGTACAGTTACCATGTGTTCAGGCCAGTTTAATGTCTTCCCAAATCGGTTGTTCATCGGCGGTGTATCGGGTGGTGTAGTGCTGTTGCTCCAGCCCGCATTTTTTGCAGCGCCGTTTGATGCACGCAAAAGGAAAACCATCCGATCGTTGCACTAATTTCCAAGAATAGTGCCAATGGTGGAATTTTAGCCGACATATCAACGGAAGTTCACCCATTGGTTGTAATTTGAAATAAAAAATCAATAGCCAAACACAAAGCCCAAAAACAAACCCAAACCAAAATCGCCACCACCACATCCGGCGCATGGCAGCCGGCGCGCTCGGGTTCCGGTGCAAATTCTTCGCTGGGGTCGTCTGGCTCCAGTATAAATTTATTGGTCATTGGTTTACCAGTTTTAGCATTGACACAAAACGGGATTCGTTGGCGTCGTCGAGGTTGTACCGCCGGCGCAACTCATCGGCGGAGCGCTCCCACAGTTCTACAAATGCCTTTTTGTTGCGCGGCATTTCGCGGGTGGCAAACTCCCACCCGGGTTTGCCGGCGTAGGTGGACACGCATACGGCGCCCACTATGGTGGCGCTGATCCATGCAATGTTGCTTTTCCCGTCGTTGAACGGCGTGGAGCGCAGCGGCTTCCACACCACCGTGGTTTGCATGCCGCGCAGCCAATCAAACCAATCCTCTGTGTGTACCCACGGGTGAAGGTTTATTTTGGCGCCTACGGGCTTTGCTTCGGCTGCCCATGTGGGCATAAAGTTGACCCAGACAAATTTTTTAAGGTAGCGCAGCATGGTTTTGTACACGTCCGAAAACGTGTCGGCATCCTCCCGGTGCGCGTCGCTGCCGGCCCAAATTCCGGTGGCCGCTTCAAAATCCTGCGGCAGATCGGCCACCATGCCCGCCGGTACGGCGTTGGGCACCACTACGGTGTTGCGGTGGCCATACAGGGCCGCGAGGGCTGGCGTGCTTACCCACACGAGGTTTGCCAGTTTCAGCGCTGCCTCGGCGATGGGCCACGAGCGCCCGAGGCTCCAGAACGCCGGGTGGCCTACGGGTATGTTTTTGTGGTCGTCGTCGTAGTCCACGACGACTTTGATGCCGAACCGGCGCGCCTCCTCAATGACTTGCAGGTGTTCGGGCTTGCTGGGCCGGTAACAAATGAGGATGTCGGTTTGGTAAAACTCAAATGGGTAAATTACGCCACGGCTGTACCGGATGTCCAATGTGTCGCCGTGGACTTGTTGCAGGTGTGTGAGCGGCCAAAACATGCGCCAGCAGCTGACGCCGCCCACTTCCTCCGGGGCGTTGGCTACGAGAATGCGGATTTTGTTCATTTATGAGACGAAATTTAGTTGTCGCAAATCGTTGAGGATTACCGCCGTTGCTTCGGCAGAAAATATTTTGATCCGGTTGAACTCGTCGGCTCCAATGCCGCAGCGCTCCAGCCGGTCGGCGGCGGCCATGAACTCCCGCACCACGGCGGCGCGGTACACCACCCTATCGGGGCGCAGGGTGTAGAACAACCATTTTTTTGTGATGCAGCCAATGGGTGCCGTGGGTGCCTGAATGCTGGGCAGCGTGGGCAATTGTCGGGGATCGGATACCCGGAATGTAACAGGGTGACGTTCACTTTCTTGCATGAATTTTTCCCGTTGGTGAGCACTGTTTGAAGCCTGCCGGAATGCTGGCCGATTTTGTGGCACTTCTACCCGGTATATTCCACGGCTCAAAGATGTAACTATAAGTTGAATTTTTTATACAAAAAATGCGCCGAAATAAGCCATAGGTTACACTCGGACAAAAAGAAAGCGCTCAGGGACTTTTCCCCAAGCGCCTTTGCTCGTCCAAGAAGTGGCTAATTTTACAACAAACCACCCTGTTTTAATTTATGTAAAGGATGTACAAATGTAACCATTTGGTGAGAATGCACAACCATTCGAGTGCGCAAATATTTTTCAGGAAAAGTTTTTGAAAATGCAATGTGTTGTTGGCTTTTGTTGAAAAATGAAAATCGGGAAAAACAAAAAACTCAAATTTTCCCCAAACAAAGTGTGCAAGTGTAGCAAACCCCATTTTTGGCCTTGTAACTCGTTGTGGTTCTTTTTGTTGCGGCTTGCTACACTTTGCGTTTTCAAAGTGTACCACTTTTCAAAGTGTACCACCAAAAAGTGTAGCAACCCGGCTGTCGAGGGCCAAAACCCTGTTTTTTTGCTACACTTTAGGCTACACTTTCCATTAAAGAAACATTTAAAGTGTAGCCTAAAGTGTACCAGACTAACTATTTGATTTTCAATTATTTATTTTTTTAAAACTGGTTTTGCTACACTTGCACACTTATTTTGGTAAAAAAAAATTATTTTGAGTGTCGTTTTTGCAAACACTTCTTTTACATGGCCATTTGTTGAAAAAAAATACCCGTGCCAAACTGATCGGAACGGGCAAAAAAAATCCAGACCGTTTAGAACGGTCTGGATCAGGGGCCGATGCGGTTGACGGTTTGCATAAACCGATCCTGGGCGCTGGTGACTTCGATGGTTACTTTTTATTCAGGTAGCATGACGAAAAAATTGAGTGATGAAAAAAAAAACCCGCTGGAATCTCCAGCGTGGTGATAAGTAGCTAGGCAAAGGTATGGGGACGGTGGGAATGGTGCAAGGTGAAAATTCAGGCGCACCAGGCACAGGAAAAAACACCGATACTTGGCTTATGATTGCCTTCTCTGTGCTTCCTGTAAATGGCGTGTGTCTCGCCTCGCGGTTTCTGCGGCTTGGTAGCCCGTTCTTACCGCCCTGGTGCGCCTGAATGCGTATAACTGCCGCCCTCCGAAAATCCAGACTATCGTCTGGACTTCGGCGGGCTTTGAGTTAGTCGAAACTAAAAATCTAAATCGTCGTTTGTTTCGGCCAACTCAGGCTGTAAAAGTTGCCCCTTCTTTACCAGTTCTTTGATTCGTTCGGTAAACAGGTTTTGCATATCCCATACATCCAGCGGCTTGGCTTTCAGTTGTGCGGCGTATTCAGTTGCATTTTGCTCGGTGAGCGGGTTAATTGCATAGACTGCGTTCACTGCAATTATTTTTGAGAATGCTGGCAGGCTCCCGACTGCAGGAACATCAACCCTGAGCATAGACTGATTGCCGAATTTATGTTCAGTCACGCGACCGGCGATTTTGTTGTGGCCCATCAATTCGACTAAGGCCCAGATTTCAAATTTTTCTTCCATTTTATTGAATTTTATGTGTGTTGTGGATCGGCTAACTCCGCTTCGCCGGCTATGCTTCGTATGCCTTGCACAGCGTCGAAGCACCAGTTATGCGGGAACAGAATTAAAATATTGGTTAAGGCACGTTTTTAAATCGGCCGCTATTGTGGTAAAAACCGCCGCGTGGGCGGGTCGGTTGGCTCTATGCACCTGTTCGGGCGTGCCGTTGACATCGAATGTCCTGACGGCGTGACGCGGTGGAAGATAATCAAGGCTGCCACATCGCTTGGCCTGTCCGTTGGGGTCATGCGCTCGGCCCTGCACATTGACAGCCGGGAAGTGCCGATTGTGTTCGACTACTACCCCCGATATGGGGAGGGCGTAGCGCAAGAGGAGTGACCCTATTTATTGTTAGGGGCGAGTGCGTGTAAGTGGAGTTATCTGTGACAAAAAACGCCACAACTGTATTGCTCGTCGCTCGCGTCGTAGTATGGCGAAAGGTCGCCGAACAGATTGTTTTTTTCGGTTTCGATGAAATCCCGCATTGCTGGCATATTATGCCGGATGCGGTAATACTTGCCGCGTTTGTCTTGCGCTTTTTCTTCCAGAACCCGAACAAGGTTTATTTCTTCCGGCGCAAGGTGTACCATTGCCGCGTATTCCTTTTTGCTTTTGAACGGGCAGAAAATGCAGCCGCCGCGCCTCATGTATGCCGGGAAATCTGGCTTCAGGCCATGCTTTTCGAGTAGATCAACGCAGTCTTGCCGCGTGTAGCCATCCTCCTGCAATGGGTAGCGGTATTGCACATTTGCCAAAAGGCCGTGATTGGCTTCGCGGTCGGTTTCGTCTGCATTCAATCCTATCAATAATTCGCTTTCTCCCTGCTCTTTCAGAAACTTGTCGAGCGGCGCTATTTTGAAGCGGGCCGTACAAAAGCGATCCGCGCCAGACGGGAAAAACTGCATTCGCTCAACGTATGCGGTAAGACTATCAACTTTTTCGCCCTTGGCTGTCACGCTGGCGCGAAGCCTGACAAGTTGAAAATCGCCTTTATGATTTTCGATTAGCGCCTTTTCCACCTTGTCAATGCGCCGGTACATTTCGGCATGTTCGCTGCCGGTATCGGTAAAGACCGCCGTCGCTCCCTTGCCGTAAAGCAGACACATTGCCGTACTTTCTACGCCTCCTGAAAATGCGATAAATCGTTTCATAGATAAAAATTAAAACAGATAACTCAGCATGGCCGGCCATGCGCCCTATACGGTTGCACGGCGTTCATGCCTCAGTTATTGGCAACTAAAATGGCAAATCAGTATTAGTTCCGGCCTGATTTTGATTTTCAGGATCAAAACAATTAAGACAAAGCGTCATTGATTCATCGCTCCAAAAATCATCTTGCCATTGTTCGCCGCAACAACGGCAGGTTCCACGCTGCAATTCAGACTCCTGCATTAGTTGCGCGTATTCCGGGTTAGACCAATGGCCAAATGTTGAATGCTCAATGCTGGAATTAAACCCGGTCATCATTCTGCCGTAATCACTGTATGCTGTTGGGTCTTTCATATTGATATTAATTTTGTGGAACAGGTTGGACTCGAACCAACAACTGCCTACATGGTCTGGCCGTGATCTCCATTTTCACCACTGTTCCAATAACTCTGCTTCGCCGTCCATTCGCCGTATGCCGCTAACGGCGGCGAAGCATTCAGTTATATCGAAATGTCCATATTTTTTTCTATTTATTTTTGTCATGCGCCTGTTCAAAAAACCATGCCATAGCGCAAGCCTCGGCGGGGTTTTCGTGCCCGTGAAAACCGGTTAAACCGTCTGGCAAATAGTAGCAAATCCACCCACGATCGGTGGATGTCAGCGCCCAACCATGCAAATCATTCAGAATATCAATCGCTGACGGCGCAAAAAAAAGATTCTTGGCGCTAATTGGGTCTATTTCAATTTCGCCTTCCAAGTTGTAGTACACGCTATGTGACGTGTCAACAAATTGTTTAAATCCGCCATCTTTAAGGCGGATTGATGTTTCGTGACAAGTAACTTGCCCGTTGAATTTGAATAGGCTCATAGCAATGATTTTTTTTCGTTGTAAACAAAGGAAAATTTCAAATACGGTAATGCGCCCCCGTACAGCCTCGCTATGCGTCGCGCCCGGCGTTGGCGCATTAGTTAAGCAGAAATTAAATCAGATAAATAAAAGCCGTGAGCCTCGAATTCTTCTTCATCTTCGTTTGCGTAAATAATGATTGGCTCATTATCCTCAAATATGATTGATATAAATGTGTAAACTGATGGATCGTTGGCGAATCTAAATTTTTGCCCTGCACGGAAAGCAATTGCCATGTTATTTAATTTTAAAGGTTTAAAAATCGCCTAACCCCGCTTTCCCTTCCATGCTCCCTACGCGGTTGCACATCGGGAAAGCGCCAGTTATGCGGAAATTAAACAGTTGCCCCGCAATCGTTACACCGGCCTTTTTGGTGTGCAAGAAAAAGATCGGTACTCCCGCAGGTTTTGCATTTAACAGCCTCAGTATTTTCGGTGGCTTCGACCTGACTTAAAGCCCACAATGCCCCAGCAATAAATTCCTGAATCGTCAGGTGTGGAAATTTGCGCTTGTTATCTATTGCCCACTTTTGGGCTGCTGCTTCAATTCTTTTAATATCCATCATTTAATAATTTTATTGTAAATAATCCGAATAACCCCGCATGGCCGCCAATGCTTCTTACACCTTGCACGGCGGGAAAGCCTCAGTTATCTGCGTTGCGTGTTAATAATTTGGGCCAATGCCCACATGAGCAGGAAAAAAAGTAGTGCGGTCACCATTGTACAAATATACAAAAAGCCTCGTAAACGCCCCACCAGTATAGCACGCCCATTGCGAACACGGGCAGCCCGGCAGGGATAAAAAACCATTCGGTAGAGCCGTCGCCACGGTAGAACCGCACAGACAGGCCGGAAAAAAGCCGGTGCAAAGCCTGTTCAATGCTGCGAACGTTCGGCAGGAACATCACCATAACCGGCACGGGGAACCCGAACACGGCGCGGTCAATCTGCTTCGCCCGCCGTTCTGCACTTTTGCCGGTGATGCCGATTTTGACAAAAATCAAAAAAGGGAAGTGAACCATCAAGTACAGGATTCCCATTTTCAAGGCGTGTTTGTGTGAACGTTTGTTTGCCCTTCGCCGATGTAAACGTTGTACACGTTTCCGACCGGCTTTGCCGGATACGGTTCGGACGTTTTTTTTTCGCCAGACATGGCGGCACGGATAACGGAAAAAACAATTCCGCCGCCGATCAGCCACGGCGCAACCACAACGGCAACGGAAGCGAGCGCGGACAGCGCAGCGACAAGAGCCGGAATGATGACAAGCCCCGTTACTGTTCCGCCGATGCCGACCACGGAAACCGCAAGCGCTGCGGCCTTGGCGCGTTCCGCCGTCCAGTACGCCGGGCGTGTTTCCGGCACGGATCGAACGGAAACGGAAACGGGCCGGGCGATACCGGAAACCTCGAACGGAACGGAAGCGGCGCGTGTCTGCATTTTCCGTTGTTCGATGACGCGCTGAACCATTTGCGCCGCCTCGGGCTGATTGGCCCGAAGGCATTGCGCCCCCGTACAGCCTCGCTATGCGTCGCGCCCGGCGTTGGCGCATTCAGTTATTTTTCAATTGGTTTCCAATCTTCAATAAATTTATCTACTGCCGCCTGTACTTCCGGCACATACCTTTTACCGGTAATCGTCTGGGCATGGTGTAGGGCTTGAAGGTCAGCGGCGCTAAAATTCCCATGTGCGCAAATGTGCTCCTCCAGCGCGTCGGCAAGGATTTGGATAATTTCTTTGTTTTTCATCAATTTAGATTTTTTCAAATTTTAGGCACCAACCGTTTTGGTCTTTCCAGCGTAGGTGCCATTTTTTGGCACCGATTTCAATAATTAGACCTCTCGGCCTAATCCTGATGCTGGGTATATTGATGACAAATTTCATTTCACTTTTTGTTTTCTACCTGCACCCATTTGGGGAGGTGTGAGTAAATGCGCCAGGTAAAGGTACCGCCTTCCCACGTCACGGCCATGCAGTCGCCTTCGGTGGCAAGCACTACCCTGCCCTGCTCGGTGGTGTAGGTGATGGTGTTGGCCGTGGTGTCGGCGGCGGTGTGCAGGATGTGGGCAAAGAGCACGTCCATGTCGCTGCCTTTTTTCCCAATCAGTATTTCGTCCTCGGTGATGAGCACGGACACCGGAACGTGGTATATGTCCACGCCTTGGTCGGACGTGAGCACCGAAAACGGCCCGGTGAATGACTGCGCCGGCGCCTGCGCCCACAGCAGCAGCAGCAGGGCCACGACAGCGGCCCACTTGCCGGCGGGGCACGCCTCGGTCGCCAGGCGGGTTTTCAGACGCACCCAGCAGCCGCACAAGCGGCAGCGGCCTATTCTGTTTTTCTCTGGGCATGTGTTGCATTTGGCAAGGCGATGCGCGGTAGTGGCTGCGTCGGTGTAGCGGGTGGGGCGGAGAAGGTCAGTTATTGGCATGGTCAAAAATATTTAGTTGGTTGTCTGTTTCTCCAGTTGGCTTTTTCTGGGTTGCGGTGGATATTTTGAATTTTCCCGGCGCAAGTCGAATTAGTAACTTTTGCGCCACCATTCTGGACAATCTATCGCCAACGTGTTTTTCACCGTTGTAGTAATAGTCGCCGCCAAATCGCTCAACGGCTTCGCGCTTGGTGAACGATCCGCCAAGGCCCCTTGCCCAGGCGATGATTTTCTTTTGTTGTGGTGTCATTTCAAAACGGCATTTTATCGCCATCCCCTGTCGGCTCGGGCGTGGTGAGTAATTCAAGATTGTGCGCCCAGTCGCTTGGCTCCACGCCGTAGCGCTCGATGAGCGCCACCATGTTTTCGCGCATGCGCAGCAGCAGTTCGGACACCTTTTTTGGAGCGTAGTTGTCGCGCACGTCGCGCGGGGTGCAAAACTTCCAGATCGGTATTTCAATGAAACGCGCTTGGGCCTTGCGCATGTTGTAGGCCCATGTGTCGGCATTTATCCAGGCATCGGCGTGGATGCCTTCCAGTTCCACCGTTTCGCGGCGTGTGGGGCTGTCGGAGTAGTTCAGGCGCATGTCCTTGGTGGCGGTGTTCTGGAAGTAAACCGGCGTTTTTTGTTCATACGATTTGCCGCCGTAGGCGCACATGAGCAATTTTAAATACTGACTGCTCATGTAGATTATTGGTTCGGCCAGTTCGCAGCGCAAAAAGCAATTGCAAAACAATTCCTCCATGACTTGCTGCACCTGGTCCTTCGAAGCGTGGCGAAGTTTCAGTAGTGCTTCGTTTTCGAGCAACTTGGGGCTGAACCACAGCCGATCCTCTTTTGGGGTGAGAACGCCGCGTTTCTGCATGAAGTAGAGCACATACGGTATTTCAAGGTACAGTTTTTCCTCAAAGTCTGTTATCAATTTTTTTATTGGGTTAACCTTCATCACAAAAAAGCGTGTAGTAGCGGTACCCACTTTCATAAACCCCTCCTCGTGATTACTGGCAAATACATATTTTGAAAAAGATACCATCACTTTGGCATCTTGGTGTTTGGCCTCCACCACTTGTTCGTAGGCAGTTATGAGCGCTTTCAACTTGTTTTCAATCTCGCCTCGTTCATCTTTTGTTTCCTCTACGCATTGAATGACCTTTCCCGCGCTCATGGCGTTGAAATTGGCGCCAATTCTTGATGCCTCCGTTATCGTCGCATTTTGGCCAAACATGGCCAAAATGAAGTTTATAAACGTGCTTTTTCCGGTTCCCTCCTCGCTCGATACCAAGGCAAGCGCTTGCAAACGCTGCTCGGGGTGCAGGTAGCACAGCGTCACCCAGTCCCACCCTATTTTGGTGTACCGGTTCCGGTAGCCGGCAAAGTCGAAGATGTGTTTGAAAAACGCAGCCGTGTGGCGGATTTCCGGTATTTTTTCGTAGTCGAAGCCTTCCGGGTCTTTGTAAAAACCTGCTGGCAGTTCAAACTCCTTTGGCCGGTGCGGCAGCGGGTTGTAGGAGTTGAAAAAACGGAAGGTTTCGCCGTCGTGCGGTATTTCAATGATCCGCTGGTAGTTGGTGTGACTGGGCTTACAAATCCAGTCGTCGAAACGTTCGATGGCTTTGATGCTGATGCCCTCCGTGCAGAGCTCTTGCCGTTTGCGGCGCCGGTACACCACGGCGCTGCTCTTTGTGAAAATGTCGTAATTGATAAGGCGTTGGTAGTATTCGTCACCTACCTTGATGTACCGAAACTCGTCCGCAATGCGGTTTTTTTGCTCGGTTTCCTGCTTGGTACGGAAGTCTTTCACCCGCCTGTCAAGTTCCCGGGGATTGATGCCCAGCGGAGCGGCGGTGTCGTTGATGTAGATAGCCCGCACATTGTCGCGTTTGATCTGCGCCAGCATGGCGGCTACCTTGTCCTGAAACTCCGCCTTTTCCACCGCGCTGGCATTTTCGTTGTCCGCCTTCCAGTCGGCCACCAATACGGTGATGGCGTCTGACTTTTCCATAGTAGCCGGATCAATGCCGCGTTGTACCACGTCGGCCATGTCCTTGCACGCCTTCGGGTATTCCACCCGGCGCACTTCGCCAATGGCCCCGAGCAGTTGCAGAGCGCGTTCGTAGGCTTCGGCCACCTGCTTTTTGTAGCCGTCCTTGCCCTTGGTGGTTTCGTTGTCGAGGGCCAGAAAGAAACGCAGGTTGCGTTCGCCGTTGAAGGTCTTTAGTAGTGCCGCCTGATCTTCTGTGAGCGCCGTGCCGCACAGGGCGACGGCATTGCGCACGCCCACCTGCCAAAGCGCCATGCAGTCGGCGTAGCCCTCCACCACCCACACTTCGCCGGTGCGGCGGATGTGCGGCGCGGCGCGGTGCAGGTTGAACAGCAGCCGGCTTTTCTGATAAATCAGCGTTTCGGGGCTGTTGATGTATTTGGCTACGTCCTTGCCGGTTTCGAGCGAGCGCCCAGCCCACCCCACCGGACGGCCGTACCGGTCGTGGATTGGAATTATTGACCGTTTCCAGAAAATCAGATTGCCCTTTTCGTTGGTGGCGCCCACGGCTTGCAGGTCGGTATCCGGGACGTGGACGGGTTTTTTGCCGTCGCAGTAGCCCACGGCAAATTCGTCCAGCGTTTCGTCTTTGAACCCGCGTTCTGTCCAGTACCTGCGCCCGGGGTTGTCGTCCACCTCGTTGAGCGCAAAATGTGCGGTGAGCACCTGCGCGGTGGTGCGCATTCGGGTTTTTTCGTCGTGGTGTTCCTCTTTCACCTGGCCATTTTCGCGCACCTCAATTTTGTACAGTTCGGCCAGGTGGCGCAGGGCATCCGGGTAGGTTTTCCCGGTTTCCATTAGGAATGTGATGGCGTCGCCGCCCTTGCCGCAGCCAAAGCACTTGAAAATGTTGCGGGCCGGATTGACGCTGAAACTCGGCGTTTTTTCGGTGTGAAATGGGCAGCATGCTTGCAGGTTGGCCCCCCTTTTTTTTAGGGTGACTACCTGCCCTACTACGTCCTCGATGTGGACGGCTGCGCGTATTGCCTCGACGGTATCGGCGTGGATCATCTTGTTGGGTGTGGTGGATTATGGTAATTTTCTGAACCCGATTTCATCGGCGACGGCCTCTAATGCTTGCAAATGCGTCTGCAAATCCTCTGTGAGGCGTGTACCAGTCAAAATAACTTTCTGGCCGGTGCAAAGCATAACGGACCATCGTTGTATCCGCTGCATGGTGGCGGATACTTGATAAAGGAGGTAGGCTTGCTCTTTGAGCAGGGCGGCGTCGGACATTTTTCGGTAGTTCATAGCCTTTCTGTGTACATAAAATTGGTAAAATGAATTATTTTCCCGTAGTAATCAGATGCCCCATTGGGCAAAAACCATTCGATAAATTCAGGAATTGTAAGCCCGTCGTTGTCGGCAAGTTCATGTACCTGTGATTTTGTTAACCAAACTCGGCCTGCTCCAAAATGCACCGGAGTAGGCCTAACAAATACCTCCGGCGTGTAATCGCCTTGCCTTACTATATGGATGTACTGAATACCTGCACAAGTGCCGTCTAAAAATTTGTGTGGGCATTTGGCTACGTTTCTGGGGTTGTACATCCAATGCTGAATGCTAATGCCAACTTTCCAACGGTCGTGCATGTCCTGCCGGATGGTATGTATTTTATGGCCTGAAAGAATCATGTCTTTGAATTTCGGATTGCTGTATGATAAAATCATAATGCGCAGCCATTTAGGTAGTGAACACGTTTTGAGGCATCTTCCTTATTGCCATGCTCTTTTCGCAGGTTGGCGTCGGATAATTTGCGGTAGTTCATTGTTCAATTTTTTTTAGTAATTCACGGGCAGAATCAAAGGCTTTGCAGTAGTCTTTGAATGTCTTGTGGGGTTCTGAATCCCACATTTCAACAAGAGCACGAAGCGCCTCATACATTTCAGCCGAGGCCCTAAATAGTCTTTGATGCGATTCTGTGTAAGGTTCTTGGGTTTCGATAATTGCAATATTCCAGCCGTGTACCCCTCCTGATCTGATATATTTACCGGTCGGACTAATTGACCACGGGGTTGGTGCATATACTAACGATTTCATGTTTTTTTGCAAAAAGTGCTCCCTACCCTGTCGAGCAGGGAGCGGTGAAGAAATGCGGTAATGTGTGCAAGTGTGGGGGGAAAATGGGGGCTTTATGCGGTGGGTCGGCGGTGTTCTATGTCGCCATTGATTAAAGCAAAAAACAACAAAAACCCGGCTCCAATAAATCCTTTCCAGCAATATGAGGCTACGAGTATTACGACAAAGGCGAGAAAAATTTGCTTGGTTGTCATGCGTAGGCAGTTTTTCCGATTCTCAAAAGTTCTTTTTTGTTGGCCTCTATTTGGCCAATGCTCCACGGTTCAAATCGGTACTCCTGCGGGTGTTCGATTTTCAGGTGTTGGGTTTTAAAATCCACCTCCGTCAACACTCCCACGCTGGAAAGCATGCCCAAATAGCATTCACAGCGCTGTTTGTTGTCCATTCGTTTTTCTTCCCGCTGTTGGGTGTAGTATCGGTCAAAACATTGCCGTGCTCGTTTTTCCCAGTATTTCAAATCGGCCAGAACAGTAGCCGGCGTGGTGGTGCTGTTCTCGGGCTGTTCCTTTGGGGAACATTGTTCCACAGGGTTTTTGCCCGGAACAGTCGGCAGTCCGGTTATTGTAACAGGCGGCGGCGATGCCGAGTGGAACCCGATTGGCCGGCGCGGCATCCGCAATTCCTCGGGATGTTCGTCGTCGTCGGTGGAGTAGTGGCGAGCGGTGGCAAACTGTTCCTGCTGCCGAAAACCAATGCCAGGCTTCGAAGATGGGGCAGGGGATGGCGAACCTGCTCGGCTGTCCAAACTCTTTTCGCACGACACGCGCAGAAGCCACAAAAGCGCCTGTATTAATTCGATCCACCCGCCGGAAGCCAGAACCAAAGAGGCGGTGTAATTGGTATTGGCCTCCTGCCGGCCTTGGAGTTTTTCAAAATCGGCGCGCTGGGCCGAAATGGTGGCTTCGCGCTGGCGTTGCAGCGATGTGAGTGCGTCCGATTGTTTTGCAATTGCTTTTTGCGCCGTGTAGGTTGTGGTGCCTTTCCACTTGACCGCCTGGTTTGCTTCAATGCCTTTTTGTGTGCTGGCAATCTGGGCATCTATTTCCCGCGTGTCGGGCTTAAATGCGACGGTGTTTCGCTCGTGGCTCAACATGGTGGCCAATTGTCGCCCGCCCACCGTGCTGTTGTACACGCTCATGTAGAACGTGGCGGCACCGATGCAAAGCAAGCCTACCCAAACAAACGTGTTTTCCGGGCGTGAAATTAGGTGGCCAAATCCACGAAAAAACGGAATCCGAAGTGTCCAAAGGGTAGCGTAGTTCTTGCCCCACTCAATGACAAATGTCAAGGACAAGGCCATGAAAATAGCGGCTTCGGCGGGGAATGCACCGGAAAAATTTTTGTAGTAGGAGAGGCCACCCAATAAGCCGGTAAAGAGGAGCAATATAAAGGTGAGCACTTTGGACGCCTTCAAAATTTCGTCGGCGTTGGTGGTTGGATCGTTTATGCGCTGAATTTGCGCGATTCGAGCCTTCAACCCCTCGGTCTTGTCGGCTGCCCACCATGCGTTTGTGTTCGGTAAAGCCATGATAAATAATTTGTTGTGAAATAATAAGTGTTTAATTTTGTGGGCGGGTAACTCGTAAAGCCACCCGCCGCACGCCTCTACTGCTGATCCAGTAGGGGTTTTTTCTTTTCTGCAGGTACGAAAATGTGGGCGGCTCGTTTGCCGCCCGTTCTCGATGAAAGAGTCAATCCCCCGTCAGGCAGGTGAGTTTGCGGCTTCAAATGTCATTTGGGAAATTCTGGCGAATTCGGGAATGTTTTGCAAAATGTTCGCTTCGTGTTCGGAAACAAGTTGCCGAGCAATCGTTAAAATCAAAATCCCCAAATCTGTATCCGAACCATTTTTCAGCACAGCATGTACGGTACGCTCGGAAACGCCCTTGGGGCGCAGGGCTTTTGCTTTATCCAGTATGGCATCCACCAGCCCGTAGGCTTTGACTTTGCGATGTAATATTACTTTGTCTTGCATTTTTCGCTAATTGCGTAAATTTCGCACAAAAGTATATTCAGTTGCGATACTGCGCAATACTTCAACAAAAAAAAATTTGCCATTTATCAATATTGATTGGGTTTTGACTGGAGACGGGGAAATGTTTTTAGGAGAATCACCACCTGCCGAGGTAAAAGAACTTGAACCGGTGTACAATCTTGACCCGCTGGCGCCGCGGCGGTCGCTGCTGGATCGGATCAACGAAATGGAAGAAAGGCTTGATCGTGTAGAAAAGCACCTAAACCTTTAAGGCATGGATCAAGAACTTGCCCAGCGCCTGGAACAATGGATGGCATCCGAACGGCTTCGCCAAAAGGAAGTGGCCGCCGCTACTGGCTTGCAGGCCGGCTACCTAAACCAGATCATCCGGGGCCGCAAGCGGATATCCGCCGGGGTGCTGCTGGCCCTTGCATCCAACTACCCACGCCTGAACATAAATTGGCTACTGCGCGGCTCCGGTACCATGCTGGTGGAAAATGTGCGTGAGCAGGTTCTGGTCAGCGCGATATCGGTGCAGGATCGTTTGGAAGCGCTGGAACGGCGTGTGCAAGCGCTGGAAAAAGGCGGCCAACAATAGCGGATCGTGTGCAGCCTATTTGCACAAATAAAAATATCTGTGCCAAAAATTGCCACAAATTATAAAAATGCAATGGCGTAATGTGTTGTTTTTGTGTGCATCGGGTAGGGTGGGGGAGTGTGGTATTTTTTCGAGCCCCCTCATCCTCCCCACGTTGTAAAAAACACTTATTCAATCAATTACGCTATACTAAAGCGCTTTTCTGTAGCAATAAATCAAAAAATTGCCACGGAATGCCAAACATGGTATGGCAAAAAAAACATTTGTTGCCCGGGCGCGGCTGGTAAAGGGGACGCGTTGGGTCATTGACTACACCCGCTACGATCCGGCCACCGGGGCCGAAACCAGGCACCGCGAAGGGTTCCGCCTAAATGAAATTGAAGATTTGCGCCTTCGGGAAGAAGTTGCCGCCCGCCTGATTGAATCCATCGAAGTTTTTGCCACTCCGAAGGCTCCCAAGGTGCCGGACAAATCTGCCACCACGGTAGCCGATGCCGTCGAGTTTGCTTTGAGCATGAAACGCCGGCTACCTCGAAAAAACAGCGTCAGGAAATACGAAACCGTGTGCCGGTCATTTTTGAAGTGGTGCGCCGCGCACCACTATGCACACTCCAGCATTTCGGATTTTGGCCGACGGCACGCACGAGCGTACTGGGACCAATTGAGCACCGCGAAAAAGTACCGGGGGCGCACCCTAAACAACTACCTGGCCACGCTCCGGGCGTTGTGGGCCGAACTGGTGGAGCGGGAAACGGTGCAGGAAAACCCATGGGCAAAAATCAAGACCGTCCGCAATGAAGAAAAACTACGCCGCCCGTTCACCGATGAGGAACGCCGGACGGTAGCCGCGTACATTGAACAGACCGACTACTGGCTGTTTCGCGGCGTCCTGTTGCAATTTTTTTGCTACATACGGCCCGTGGAAATTTGCCGATTGAAATTTGCAGACTTCGATCTGGGCGCCGGCACGGTGACGGTGAAGGAAGGTAACGCGAAGTCGTGGCGCCGGCAGGTGAAAACCATACCGGCCAGCGTGATGCACTACTTCCGGGACGGGGTTTTTGATCGGTGCCCGGCAAACTACTACCTGTTTGGCAGGGTAGGGGATGGCGCCACGGCTGTAATGCAGCCGGCGCCGCGGCCTATTGATGAGCTTCGCCCGTACAAGCGCCATGCACGCATTTTGAAGCGCTTGCACGCCGACGGGCTGCTGGTGGGCGATATTTCCGGGCTGACCTGGTATTCGTGGAAGGACACAGGCATTTCCTTGCACACGCGCAAAACTTCGCCGGTGGCGACCAAAGACCAAGCCGGGCACTGTAGCCTTGCCATTACCAGCGTGTACTACCACGCGGATGAGCAAAACCCGGAATACAGGACGTTGGCCAACGACCTATTTGCCTGAATATACACAAAAAAACCCCGCCGGACATTACCGGCGAGGCGCATAACAACAAATTGTAATCTCATGAACTTTTTATCGGAGCATGGAAATGGTGTTGAACCACTTGCGTGCAATGACGATGAGCACAGGAATTACGGCGCCCACGATGATAGTGAGCACGTTTTGACCGGATTTGAATTGCTCCACGGCGTCGGCGATTTGTGGCTGAGTAGATCGGATGACCTCAATCTGTTCGGGCGTGACGCCGGCGCCGGTAAGGAAACCCGTAAGCGCATTACCGCCGTACACCAGCCCGGCCGAACCAGCCAGAAGAATGATTTTCGACTGATACCACGGTTTGCTGGTCGCCGGGGTAGATGTTTGTGTCGTGTTGTTCATAGTGTTTGTTTTTTATGAAAATTGTGTTTGTCTGATGTGTGGGCGCCGGCGCAGGCCAAACAGCGTTGCCTCGTTTTTGCTGTACTCAATGACTTCGGTTTTTTTCTGCAAAAGCCTTTGTAGGTCGGCGCGTTGGTTGCGCAAGGTGGTTTCCAGGGGGGAAATAATACGGGCCAAATCGTTTTTTCTGTGTCGGTTATGCGCGCCATTTTTTCCAGTTTGAAACCGCCCACCAAACACCCAGCCCCAGCACCACCAGCCCCAGCCCGCCGGCAGCCACGGCCATAGGAGGGTAGTAGGTGTCCATGCGTTTGAGCCATCCGGGAAGGAATTGCGGTTTGTTGATGCTGTACAGGTGCTGCAGCCATTCGGAGCGCACCGCGTTGTATATTCCTGACGGGTTTTTGCGCCACGCTTCGTTCAGCGCTGCAAGCGTTTTGGGGCCGCGCACGCCGTCCACGGCTACGTTGTAGCCCATTGTGTTGAGCGCACGCTGCTCGGTGCGTGCTGCGCCCGCAGGGCTGCCCATCGTGTTGTTGGCCAGTAGTTCAAAAAACTTCTGGTTTTCGATGTTGTATAAATTGTATTTGTGGAAATAGTTCGAATAGAATTTGTACGCCGTGTCCTCCGTAATTGCCTTTATTTCCGCCGCGCTGGGGCAGCGACCTACCCACGACGAATATGCCACCGCCGATACACCGTACTTTGTGCCCACCAGCACGCCACAGGCATAGTTCCCGTTGTCGTCGGGCATTGCCTGGTATCCTCCCTCCATTTTGAGGATTTGCCGGAAAAATTCGGGTGTAAGGCGGGCCATGTGTTTATTTTTCGGATTGGAAAGCCTTTATGGCATAGTACGCCGCTATTGCAATAACTGCGGGTTTGATGAGGTTCGACGCAGTTTCCAGTACCGAATCCAGCGCCGTTTTGGGCGTTTGTTCCTTCACGATGTCCTGCGTGGTTTTTGTGCCTTGTTGTTGCAGGGCTTGCCACGAAAAAGCATTGTCGGCGTGTTTTGCATAGTAGGCTTTGCCGTTTTGGTCGTAGAACATCCACCACAGGTCAGGCGTGCGCACTATGTACGAATACACGGTGCCGACGTGCTTTCCAGCCGGCACGGTATAAACTACTTCTGCGCTGTCCGGTCTGCGGTACAGTTTGATTTGCTGCCCAGCAAACAGGCTTTTGCCAACAACCTGCGAAACCGGCACTATCTGTCCTTGTATTTTGATGTTCATAACAAAGCGCTTACGCCATCCAACCCGGCATCGGGTAGCCTGGCTGTTTCAGGTAGTTGTTTTTCTGAATCGCCGCCAGCATGGCACGGCCTCGGCGCGTGTATCGCGGTACGCCTGTGCCCGTCATGGCCTGCAACTCGATCTGCTGCGGCAACACGGGAACATGCTGCGAGCGTACCGGATTGAACACCGGCGCAGCCGCAGCCGCATGCCGCATAAACACAAAGGCAGCGGCGGCGCCAATGGCGATGCCAAGAAGTAGTTTTTGATCTTCTTTTTTCATTGAATCAATAGTGCTCTATGATGATAATAAGGCCGCCGCCGCCGTTTCCGCCGCCGCCGGAATTTGATCCGTTTGTTGATGCTCCGCCGCCGCCGCCGCCGCCGCCATAATTTCCACCAATTCCGCCCGTGCCTCCGGGCGTAGTTGCCGTATTATCGCCGGCGGCACCTCCTCCGCCTCCACATCCATGCCCATAAGAACCGGACAAATTGGGGGTAAAGTAGGCGGTAAGCCTGTTGTTTTCTCCGTCTCCGCCGTTGCCTCCTACTAAAGCCCCTCCAGTCCCTCCGCCTCCACTTGCGCCGGCATCATTACCTATACTGCCGCCGGCTCCTCCAGAACGTAGCGTACCATCGGCAGCTATGCCTCCGCCGCCGCCGCCGCTTACATTTGCCGCAATGGCTGGGGTAAAACTTAGGTTCAAGGATACCGATGTGCCGCTGCCGCCACTTTGTGCATTTGCCGCAGTGCCGGAGTTCCCACCGTTCGAACCTGATGTACTGAAAATGATATGCCGCCGCAAAATAGATTCAGGAAATCCACCCGCCCCGCCGCCAGTCGCGGATGTTCCTTCTGTTCCACCAGCTCCACCGGTACCCCCTCCGCAAGTCTGACGCGCTCCAAAAGATGTGTCCCCACCCGTACCGCCAGCCGCTCCATTGGTGTCGTCTGTCGTTACAGCAGCCCCTCCGGCTCCTCCGGCTCCGACTGTTATTGTATATGACGACAAAGGCAAACTATCCACCGGCCAATACGCTTTTATATATGCGCCGGCCCCGCCGCCGGCCCCGCCACGGCGGGCCGTCGTGCTTCCTCCTCGCCGCCCACTTCCACCGCCCCCGCCGGCTCCTATTGTCACAATGGTTAAGCCTCGTAGCCCTGTTGGCTTTGTCCATGTCGAATCTGTCGTGTACACTCGCAGAGTGTCAGACCCGCCGCTTGGTGGGCATGGATCAACTTGGTAAATCTGCCCTTGGCAGGTTGATACAACACAAAAAAGAATGATACAAAACAAATATTTTTTCATGTTCATTTAGTTGAAACCCATCCTGTGGTGCTGCCCATGTACACAAATTCAATGTAACAGCCGTCGCAGTTCATTATGAAGTCCTGCACAGACCCATTGAGTTTTTGCGATGCGCCGGTAAAATCAATGGTGATATTATTAGTAGCTGCATTGGCATTGCTGTCCACAATTGCAAACCGGTCTTTTACAACCGGCGATGCCGGCGGCGTAACTGAAATTGCGCCGCCTGTGCAGTCAACTTCGTTTATGAGCCATTTTAAAGCGGTAAAATTGGAATTTTCTATGTTTTCGACGGCTGGAGGCTGCACCGTGTTTGTGTTGATGCTGTCGTAAATCATATCCGACACATACCGCCTATGCACCAGGGTGCTATCGGTAAAGTCTGCCCCGAGTGTAGCCAAAGAGTATTCTAAGCCGGGTTTTGTGGTGCGCAGGTCTTGAAAAAAAAAGTACCCGTCGTTTATCGTCCAAAGCGTGTTTGAAAGCGTTTGTTGAAGGTTTGAGGCATCCGAACGAACGTAGTTCCCGCCCGTTCCAGACGATATGTAAGTGTTTCCAAGGTCGAATACATCGCCGAGGATTACCAACGCCGCATCGGCTTTCAAGCCAATGCCGTCTGCTGCGTTCGTAATGTCTCCGAATTGAAT